AGGCAGCAGCGAAAATTTTCGAGAATGGCCTACAGAGTACCGGCTTTTTATCCTCTGAAAACGCACTAACGAAAGAGCAGCGCGACCGCTTGCGGCAAAACCTGCAGGCGTTTATCGGTTCGAAAAACGCCGGTAAGCTGATGGTGCTGGAGAACAAGCTGACATACCAGAACGTGACGATGAATCCCGAGGCCGCGCAGCTGCTGGAAAGCCGTTCTTTCAGTATCGAAGAGATCTGCCGCTGGTTCCGCGTGCCGCCATATATGGTCGGACACACCACCAAACAAAGCAGCTGGGCATCGAGTCTGGAAGGGATGAATCTTCTTTTCCTGACACACACGCTGCGACCGCTGCTGGTGAATATCGAACAGGAAATAGCGCGTTGCCTGCTGAATGGTGACGATGATCTGTTTGCTGAGTTCTCCGTTGAAGGTCTGCTTCGTGCCGACAGCGCGGGGCGTGCGGCGTACTACACCAGCGCGCTGCAAAACGGCTGGATGTCGCGCAACGATGTTCGCCGGCTGGAGAATATGTCACCGATTGAAGGTGGCGATATCTACACAGTTCAGTTGAACCTGACCCCGTTGAAAAATCTGGAAACCAGTAACCCTGTTGTTCAGGCCATGGTCCTGAAAGAAGTTCATAACCTCGTATTCCCCGACATTCCTTTTGAGCAATCACCGCTAAAACAGGCTGCTTAGGAGCATTTCCCAAATGAGCAAAAAACAACTTCCGGCCGCGCCGGTGGGGCGACCCTGCGCGCGGGTAACAAGCGAGCCGATTGCATCAGCGCTTGAGCGCTGGGACGGTGGTATCAAGGCCGCAAGCACTGACGATTACAGCATTTCCATTTTTGATGTTATCGGGCAGGACTATTGGGGTGAAGGTGTCACCGCCAAGCGGATCGCCGGTGCGCTGCGAACAATGAATGGCGCTGATGTCACGGTGAACATTAACTCGCCCGGTGGCGATATGTTTGAGGGGCTGGCTATCTACAACCTGCTGCGCGATTACGCAGGCAAGGTGACGGTGAAAGTGTTGGGCATTGCAGCCAGCGCTGCGTCGATTATTGCGATGGCCGGTGATGACATTCAGATAGGTCGAGGCGCGTTCCTGATGATCCATAACAGCTGGGTTATGGCGATGGGTAACCGGCATGATTTTGCAGAGTTAGCCAAAGCCCTCGAGCCTTTCGATACTGCCATGGCTGATATTTATTCTGCACGTTCCGGGCTGGATATGCCGACGGTTCAGAAACTGATGGATGCCGAGAGCTACATCGGCGGCAGTGATGCGATAGATAAAGGGCTGGCTGACAGCCTGCTATCCGCTGATGCAATCAGTGACGGCAACGATTCTCCAGCAGCAGCGCTGCGCAAGATCGACGCCATGCTGGCAAAAACAAATACCCCGCGCGCTGAGCGCCGGAAACTGATCAAAGCCTTATCCAGTGGTATGCCTGGCGCTGCCACACCTCCAGACGGTACGCCGGGCGCTGCCGACAACATCAAACCAGAAACTATCCATTCACTCGAAAACGCCCTGGCTGCGTTCGCCAATTAAGGACCACTTATGTCTGAAGTTAATGAAATCCTGAAAAAAGTCACCGCCAGCATTGAAGAGGCGACGGGCAAGTTTAATGCCAAAGCGGAAGATGCGCTGAAAGAGGCAAAAAAATCCGGCCAGCTTTCAGAAGAAACGAAAGCGGCTGTCGATAAGATGGCATCAGAGTTCAACGCGCTGCGTGAAGCAGAGAAGACGCTGAAGGCCGCGATGGGCGAGCTGGAGCAACATGTTGCTCAGATGCCGCTGGCTAATGCAAAACAGGTTGTTGAAAGCGTGGGACAGCAGGTTATTTCTGCCGAAGCGCTTAAAACGTTTGCCGGTAGCGTGGCGGCCAGCCAGCGTCTGTCTATTCCGGTCAATGCGGCGCTGATCTCCAGTGACGTTCCTGGAACTATCGTGGCGCCGGAGCGTTTGCCGGGTATCGACACTGCGCCGAAACAGCGCCTGTTCATCCGTGACCTGATCGCGCCGGGTACAACGGGCTCAAATACCATTTATTGGGTCCAGCAAACCGGCTTTACCAATAAAGCCGCGGCGGTCGCAGAAAACACGACCAAGCCGTACAGCGGTATCGAATTTGCGGAAAAAATCACGCCGGTTCGCACCATCGCGCATCTGTTCAAGGCTTCCAAACAGATCCTCGATGACTTCTCACAGCTGAAATCACAGGTCGATGCGGAAATGCGCTATGGCCTGAAGTATGTCGAAGAGCAGGAAATCCTGTTCGGGGACGGCACTGGCGCGCATCTGGACGGCATCATTCCACAGGCGTCGGCGTATGCTGCCGAGTTCCAGGTTGAGCACCAGAATGGTATCGACGATCTCCGCCTGGCAATGCTGCAGGCGCAGCTGGCACGCTTCCCGGCATCCGGCCACGTTCTGCACTTTATCGACTGGGCGAAGATTGAGCTGACAAAAGACAGCCTGGGCCGTTATATCCTGGCAAATCCAGCTGCGTTGACTGGCCCGACACTGTGGGGGCTGCCGGTAGTCGCAACGGAAGCAGCAGCGTTTAAAGGTAAGTTCATGACCGGCGCGTTTAGCGCTGGTGCGCAGATTTTTGACCGTGAAGAAACGAACGTGGTGATCTCCACTGAGAACGCCGACGATTTCGAGAAAAACATGATCACCATCCGTTGCGAAGAACGTCTGGCGCTGGCCGTCAAACGTCCGGAAGCCTTTGTGTATGGTGCGTTTACGGTCGCTGCTGCTGGTGGCGGTGAGTAACTCATTATGGCGGCCTTCGGGCCGCCTGAAACCGGGAGTGAATGATGAAACTGAAATCGATTAAACCAATTTTCTTCGGTGGTACCGTTTTGGCGGAAGGGCAGGAGTTCGAAACCAATGAATCCCATGCTCGCGAACTGAAGCAAAAAGGCTATGCGGCGGAGATTATCGATCAGACTCCTGCCGAGCAGGAGCAGGAGCAGGAGCAGGAGCAGGAGCAGGAGCAGGAGCAGGAGCAGGAGCAGGAGCAGGAGCAGGAGCAGGAGCAGGCCGAAACCGTCGAGGTCAAAACCGACAAGAAGGCGAAAAAATAATGCTCGATATTAATGTGGTTAAACAGCACTGCCGCATTGATCCCGATTTTGCTGATGATGACACCCTTCTGGCTACCTACTGCGGCGCAGCGGCGCGCTATGTTGAAACCTGGACGCGCCGCACTCTCTACGAAACGGAAGACAGCCCCGGATATGCGGAAGATGAAGACGCCATCCTGTTCGGCGACGATGTGAAAGCGGCAATGCTGCTGCTTATCGGCCATTGGTATGCAAACCGTGAATCCGTCGTGGTAGGGCAGACGGTGGCAGAAATGCCTTTCGCCGTCGAATCATTGCTGCAGCCTTATCGGATTTATGGCCTATGAGTTCCTTGCGCGCTGGCGAGCTGGATAAACGCATTAAGCTGCAGCGGCAGGAGGTATCGCGAGGGCCATTGGGTGAAGTCATCGCGGGTGGCCTTATCCACGTGGCCACTGTGTGGGCTAAAGCCGAATCGGTATCGAATAAGAAGGTCCGAACGCTGGATCAGCAGCAGGTTGTTGAAACCTGGCTTTTTACTTGCCGGGTGCGTGCAGATGTAGAAATTGACTGGAAGGTTTTATGGTCCGGCGCATCCTACACAGTACGCGCTGTAAACCGGCAGGAATCTGATCGGATTGTGATCACCGCAGAACGGGAGATCCGGCATGATTGAGTTCGCGATTAAACCTGCGCTGGAACGTATCACCGGGCTGGATGTTTACCCTTTGCTGCTACCTGATGCTGTGCAGGAAGGGGTGACCTTCCAGCGGATATCTGATCCACAAGTCGGTGATGGCCTGGTTCGCACTGGTCTGATTGATGTTCGGATGCAAATAAATCTGTATTTGATTGATGACTACACCCGCGCGCTGCAGCTCGATAAGGCGATGTGGGGGGAATGGCAAAAACTGATTCACGGACAGCTGGAAGGTTACCCGGTCCAGTACGTCGAGCGCGGCGGCATCCAGCAGAACAAAGTGACATTAACTAACGGACGCGTGCAGTACTGCGTTATTCGCGATTTTACGTTTACCGTTCCGGACTAACCCGTATGGATATTGAAATTAAATTCCCTTCAGGGAAGGATTTCGATCGGATTCTGGAGGCTATCGATAAAAAAGTGGGTGTGAAGCTGCTGCGTGATGCAGGGCGCGAAGCGCTGAAAGTCGTGCAGCAGGACATGCTCAGTAACGCCGGTTTCGATACGGAAAGCATCGGACCGCATATGCGCGATAGCATCAAAATTCGCAGTATCAACGTAGCCGAAACCTCCCGCTATAACACGATCGTCACGCTGCGTGTCGGTCCCAGCAAAACCCATCACATGAAAGCCCTGGCGCAAGAGTTTGGCACCGTTAAGCAGGTGGCCAAACCGTTTATTCGCCCGGCGCTGGATTACAACGTTCAGAAAGTCCTGCAGGTACTGGCGACAGAAATCCGCATCGGGCTGGAAGGTCAATAACCGGAGAAAACAAATGGCAGATGAAAACATCAAATCCCCCTCGGAGTATGCATCTCTCCCGGCGGGTACCCGCGTATCTTACGGCGCCGTTGGCGCAACGCTTGCAACGGCGAAGTTGTTACAGTCGGCTACGGCCATCGGGGCCACCGGCAACAAAGGGACATTTATCGATGTTACCCGCCTGATTGATACCGAGCCAAAATATATGGCTGATATGGGCGAGGGTGAAGATAAAACGCTGGTCTTCATTGATGACCCAACTGATACCACGCAGCAGGCGCTGCTGGATGCGGCTACTGCTAAGGAAACGGTTGTCTTCTTCATGGCGTTCCCGAACAGCCGCCTAGCGGAGATTCAGCTTGTTCTGGCGGGCTGGAGCATGCAAACCGTCGATTCCCCGAAAGGCAAGGTACTGCAGCTGGAGGTTTACGGTAAGCAGAACAAGCTGAAATGGACGGTTACCCCCGAAGCGCCAGATC